TTTGATCAACGCGGATGACTTCCCGGCAGAGTTTGAACCCACACCCGGCGACGTGCTTACGATGGATGCTAAGCAATACGAAATCACCAACTTCGGTGACGACGGATGTTTCAGGTATTGCGATCCTTACCACACCACTTTACGCATTCACACTCGACTATTGGGAGACATGAATACATGAATCAGTGTAATTCGCAGGACATCGGCAGTTGTCAGCAGTTTGATGAACTGCATAACAAACTCGACCGGCTCGATCATGCCATCCGTGGCAATGGTGAACCGGGCATCAATATTCGTCTGGACCGTCTTGAACAGAACGCGATTCGTCACGCCCGTTGGATGTGGCTGATCGCTGGTGCAGGTGTGACGAGTCTGGTGAACATTCTTTTTAGTATTTTCCGGGGTTGATTCGGGGGTAAATATGCAAATGACCATTGATCTGGCTGATGCAGTCACATCACAACTCAATCAATCGGAGATCATCACCAATGCCAAACGGATGGTGTTGCCCATTCACGACCTCTCGCAGTTGCGTGAGTTGACGATCAGTGTCGTGCCGCGTGGCGTGCAGGTTCAAAGCATCACGCGCAAGCTCAGTCAATACGACTGTCAGGTGGATATCGGCATCCAGCAAAAACTCACCGTACCGCAGGATGAAATCGACACAGCAGTACATGGGCTGAGTGGGTTGGTGCAGCAGCTCGGTGAGTATCTGCAACGCCAACCACTAACGGACATGCCGTATGCCATCTGGATCAAGGTTGAGAATGTACCCATCTACGATCCGGATCACCTGGCCAATCAACGGGTGTTCACGTCGGTATTGACGTTGACGTATCGCATTACGAAGTGAGGTATGGATGCTACGTGTGAAATTCAAACCTCCGGGCGCTTCCGGGGGGCTCAACAAAAAACTCGTTCGGCAAAAAATGAACCAGGCGAGTTTTCAGAGCTTGGGCCATGCCGGTGCGGCGATTCGGTTGACGGCACGGCGCAGTATTCGACGGAGCAAACGCTATGCACCACCCGGTTCGCCACCACATACGCGACATGGCCAACTGCGGCGTGCCATCGTGTATGCCCGCGAAGGCAGCGACCGAGTGTTAATCGGCCCTGGTTTCGCCCACGTTGGCCCCTCGGCCATGGCCCATGAATTCGGCGGACGGTTCCGTGGTGGCAACTATAGAAAAAGGCCATTCATGGGGCGTGCGATGCGTAAGACGCTTATTGCACCTCTCTGGCGCGATTCGATTCGCTAGAAAGGAGAGTGATCAGAGCCGCTGTTCCGCCAGCGGTAGCCTACCCGGGCATGCATTTGGAGTAATCCGTTTGTGTGAAGCCCCGGAGACAACGTACTCCTTATAAGGCAAACCGTGAGGTGAGCCGCAGTCGCAAGCACCGATGCGACGGGAGGCAAGGCTTGAGTGGTATGGTCAATGTAAGTGAACTGCTTGAAACGTCGTCAAAAGGAATGAGCCAAAGGTGCTGACAGGCTCAGCCCAAACAGGGCATGGGAGCGGGAAAGCTGGCTGTCCCATCCGGCTTTCGCGGAACACAGTCTCCCCGGCGGAGAGGCAGGACCTAACCCAACTCGGGTGCATAAGCGTAACGCAGTAAGCCCGTATTCGTTCCCGCGGATCGCGCAACGACAGATCCCAGGGACAGATCGCCGTGAGGCGAGCTGACCGGGTGCGGGTAAAGGAGGTCCGAAAAAGCGAATGCCCTTCTGTAATGGAAGGGATAGGGGTGCGTTGCCCCGCCCGAAAGGGAGCAGACTTCGGACAGGTAACTGATCACGATTACGATTGGAGTCGTGGAATGAGAATCAAGGAAAGCGAAACAATGAACGTCGAAGGCAACTCCGACGTGCGCGCCTCTGAGCTTGCGGACTGGAATGCCATTGACTGGCGCAAAGTCGACAAGATCATCCAGCGTCTTCAAGCTCGAATCGTGAAGGCGCAGAAGCAAGGACGCTACGGCAAGGTCAAGGCCTTGTCACGCATCCTGACTCGCTCGTTTGCTGCCAAGGCATTGGCGGTTAAACGGGTGACGGAAAACAAAGGCAGGAGAACTGCTGGGGTGGACGGCAAGCTTTGGAACTCGCCGAGGAAGAAGGCGAAGGCCATTCGGGAATTGCGCCCTGAAAGGTACAAAGCCAAGCCGCTCCGCCGCGTATATATTCCCAAGTCGAACGGCAAGAAACGTCCCTTGGGTATCCCCACCATGACGGACCGAGCCATGCAGGCACTATACCGGCTGGCACTGGACCCCGTGGCGGAATGTACTGCGGACAAAGGTTCTTTCGGATTTCGTCGCAAGCGATCTTGTGCGGATGCCGAGGAATACTGTTTTGCAACGCTTAGTCGCAAAAACTGTGCGCAGTGGATACTTGAAGGGGACATCAAAGGCTGCTTCGACAACATCAGCCATCAATGGCTCGTGAATAACGTGCCCATGGAGAAACGAATTCTCCGACAGTGGTTGAAGGCGGGATATATGGAAGAAGGCAACTTCTTCGATACGGAATCGGGAACACCGCAAGGCGGTATCATTTCACCGATTCTGGCCAATATGGCTTTGGACGGGCTTGAACGCCTTCTTTTTGAGGAGTTCATGCGACAAGGAATGCTCGCAGGCCGCATCAGTACTTGGGGTCGGCGTCGCATCCGGACGAATCCAAAGATTCATTTGGTGCGCTATGCGGATGACTTCATTATTACGGGAGATTCAAAGGAACTCCTTGAAAATGAAGTTCAACCGTTGGTGCGGGATTTTATGGCCGAAAGAGGATTGACTCTCTCGGAAGAAAAGACCGTCATCACGCATATCGACGAAGGCTTTGATTTTCTTAGTTTCAATTTCAAGAAGACCGACGGCAAGTTGTTTGTCCGACCTGCACGCAAATGCGTAAAGGCATTCTTGAAAGAGATTCGAGGAACGATCAAGAGTAATCCCACTATTCCGGCATATTCGATGATCAAAATACTCAACCCCAAGATAAGGGGATGGTGTAATTATTATCGTCATGTCGTCAGTAGTGATACCTTCTCCGCAGTTGAAAACGCGATCTGGAAATCCCTATGGCGGTGGGCCGTGCGCAGACATCGCAATAAAGGCGCACGGTGGATTCATGACAGGTACTTCTCCCGTATCGGTACACGGGACTGGATCTTTCAGGGTCGTGACCCTGATAAGAGACTCAGGGTCATTCTGTTGCCCACCAGAATTCGGATTGTCAGGCACTCAAAGATAAAGATGGATGCCAACCCTTATGACCCGGATTGGTATGACTACTTTATCAACCGCGAAAGACAGCGTATGAAGCGCGTTTCGTGGCATTCATTGAGTGCTCGCGCACTCTGGTTCTTGCAGGGAGGACTCTGTCCGATCTGTGGTCTGCCCCTGGGAACGATGGATGATACGGGTACATTCCAGAATGATCTGGGTGTTTACACCGTCATGTCCGACAATCCCGCAGATCAAGACGAACCGGAAAAATCTTGTCTTATGCATACGGCATGTCATCACAAACAAACCGGGATGACTGCCCCGCTGCACCGGGTGCGACCACGGTCGTGCCTTACAGAGGCTTGAGCCGTATGACGGGAAACCGTCACGTACGGTTCTGAGGGGGGTGGGAGCTGGTAACAGCTCCTGCCTACCCGACCAGCACTGAATAAAAACTTACCGCGTCTGCCCCGATTTTGGGCAGGCTCGATTCGATAAACCACACAAATAACCCTTCAAAATAGGAGATTCTTATGTCCATCCGTTTAGGGATGCAGGCCAAGCTGTACTACGGCGCGGCTGGAGCATCCGCTACATCTGAACTGACCAACACCAAGGATGTCACGCTCAACCTCGAAACCAACGAGGCAGACGTAACGACGAGAGCAAGCAATGGTTGGCGTGCCACCATCGCAACACTCAAGAATGGTAGTGTTGAATTCACAATGGCCTGGGACACTGAAGACGCAGGCTTCACGGCAATCAAGGATGCGTATTTCAACAACACGCCCATTGCCATGGCCGTGCTCGATGGTGAAGGCGGCAGTGGTCTTGATGCGGACTTTTCAGTCACCAACTTCACGCGCAATGAACCGCTCGAAGAAGCCATCACTGTCAACGTAACCGTCAAGCCAACCTATGTCACCCGCGCACCAACTTGGGTGGATGGAGGTGGCAGCTAATGCAGTCATTTTCA